ATGTCGGCGAGTGGTTCCGCCTTGTCCTTCTCGTCATGCTCTTGCTCCATTTCATGGCCGCTTCACGACCGTTAGTTGAGCAAGGCTATCACTTATCTCCGTGTCCGATTTCCTGGGGCCGGCTCTGTTGCACAAGGTTTTCCCCTCAATGGCGATGACTTCGCCGGGCACGGTTTGTAGCGAGGCCACCCACGCGATGAAACAGGTGCGAAATGGTTCCGCTCCAGGGCTGCACTCACCCGGGCAAATGTGTTTTTACAGGGAATGCCTTCCTTAAATGGAAAATACTCACGCAGAAAATCGAGTTTATCCCCCCCAAACATGACAAAGTCTCTCCAGCTTTCTGCCCCACATATTGAACCGCATAACATCACAAAAAAATCTCCCCATGGATACAGCTTCGTGCGCTCTACCCGGGGATCTGTCATCTTGCCAAAATGCTCTTGAAATCTCTCTGCCATTTGCCGCGTCATTCTCAATGCCTTCCTAAATTGATAGCCATTTAGGAAGGTACGGCAAGTGCTTTTAGATGGGACAGCCCTGCATATATCCTAACAGCATCTTGCGCGCCGCCCTCGGCAGTGAGAGGATTCAACATGTAACGCGTACATAGCCTTCTTTTAGCCTGAACCAGGTGAACGCCGAACTCCTGGCCAACCTTGGCCTTAAACTTCGGGAGTATTTTTTCTTATTATGACAAAGTCCAGTTTAAACCACTGCCTTGAAAAATTACTCGGAAGTTGACAGACTTAGCAGCATAGCGTCGCCGTAACTGAAAAAACGGTAGCGTTCAGTGATGGCGTAACGATAGGCGGCTCGTATTCTATCTGTGCCGGCAAAAGCCGAAACCAGCATCAGCAAGGTCGATTTTGGTAAGTGAAAATTGGTAACCAAGCGATCAACAACGCGGAAGCGGTAGCCGGGGGTGATAAAAATATCGGTTTCAGCCGGGCCGGCACGCAATTCTCCATGTTGTGCGGCGGCTTCAAGCGCGCGCAGGCTGGTGGTGCCTACCGCGATTACCTTGCCCCCACGCGCACGGGTGCGGGCGATAGCTGCGATGGTGGCAGGCGGAATATCAAACCGTTCGCTGTGCATGCGGTGCTCGACCAAATTGCGTACTCGCACCGGCTGAAAAGTGCCAGCACCGACATGCAGCGTCAGCCAGGCGATCTCAATGCCCCTTTCGGCAATCTGCGCCAACAGCACATTATCGAAGTGCAAACCCGCAGTGGGCGCAGCCACGGCACCAGGGTAACGGGCGTATACCGTCTGATAGCGCGCTTCGTTTTCCTCGGTGGCGCGTATAATATAGGGGGGTAGAGGTAGCCGACCGTGGGTCTCGATCAACGTCCAGAGGTCGCTGTCGCCCGATAGTTCTAGGGCAAAAAATTCGCTGTGCTCGCCAGTACGAGTGCGCACTATCAACGAGATAGCGTCTTCAAGGATAATTCGGCTGCCCAGCTTGGGCGATTTGCTGGCACGGATCTGTGCTATAGCATGGTGACTGTCAGTGATACGCTCAATCATTACTTCGATCCGACCACCACTTTCCTTGCGACCGAAAAGACGCGCACGGATAACTCGCGTATCGTTAAAAACGAGCAAGTCCCCGGCTTGGACGAGCTGTAACAATTCAGAGAATTTTCTGTCATACAACGCCCCGGCGCAAACCTCTAGGAGTCTGCTGGCTGAACGTAATATGGCTGGGTGTTGGGCAATTAGTTCACGGGGTAAATCGAAATCGAAGTCGTCGAGAGTGAGCATGTGCAGAATTATTTACTAGTTGGCTTGTTAGAAAAAGAAAAATCGTGGATAATTAGTCAGCTCCACTGACTTGCTACTACTTATGAGCTGTGGCCGAGATGGCGGAATCGGTAGACGCAGCGGACTCAAAATCCGCCGATGGTAACATCGTGGGGGTTCGATTCCCCCTCTCGGCACCAAACAAGCATACAACAACACCCAGAGACGTGCAACAAGCCTTGTAATCAAAGGACTTTTGTCCCTCTTTCGCCCCTAGTTAGTACAACGCCGTGCAACAACATCCACACATTTTGAGAGTAACCCGGTTACTCTCAGAAGGTGTTACGCACAATGTCACTAAAGGACGTAGCGATAAGGAATGCAAAGCCTGACGAAAAGCCCTACCCTTTGCCGGACGGGGAGGGGCTTTCTGTTCTTGTTCAACCCACTGGGGCAAAGTGGTGGCGTTTCCGTTACCGGTTCGACGGCAAGCAAAAAATGCTGTCTTTTGGAACGTACCCTGATATTGGCTTGGCTGAGGCATGCGACAAGCGCGGCGAGGCGCGTAAGCTGTTAGCGAGTGGTGTAGATCCATCCGTCCACAGAAAAGCGACTAAGGCAGGAACGGACGCCAATAGCTTCGAGGTCATTTGCCGGGAGTGGCTGGCAGGCCGTAGAGGTGTGGTAGCGCCTGCACAAGTCGAAAAGACGCTGGCACGCATGGTGAACGACGTCTTCCCCTGGATAGGTTCTAAGCCGATAACCGACCTGGAGAACAGCGCGCCAACGATATTGGCGGTTCTGCGACGGATTGATGAGCGCGGCGCACGCTACACCGCACACCGCGCAAGAGGCGAGATAAGCCAAACCTTCCGTTACGCCATTGCAACGGGCCGCGCTACACGTGACCCTTGCCCAGACTTGCGCGGCGCTATTCCGGCTCCCAAGGAAACAAATTTCCCTTCCATCACGGCCCCTGCCGACGTTGCCGCGCTGCTTCGTGCAATCGACTGTGAGGGGGCTGTTCATTTGGCACATCGGTAGAGGCGTCCAAAAAAAGCCCTTTGTTTCGGGAAGGGCAGCAATGGCAAGGGATGTGGCGTGATGGTGGGGGAAAAAATGGGCGGTTTTATTTTGCGCGGTTTGCACGTTTTTTTGAGCTGGAATGCAAAAATTGGCGCGATATTTGGCGCGGTTCCAGAGCCAAATCAGTAGCAGAACTATGAGAACGGCCTTGGGGTCGTTTGACGCCTGACGGTCGATCAGGCGCAGTCTGCCGGCCAGGGCGGACACTTCACACAGGGCGTGCGCTAGCGGGATATCCGGGAAGGGTTCCTCATCCTGGCCGGCTTGGCTGCGTGCGGCGATTAGCCCGAGCATCCAGGTGAATTGTTGGTCTGACATCGGGGCGCATCATGGCACGCCCCTATGTTTGTCATTATGACGCACGTCAACAGTCATGCGGCTCGCTTTAGGTTTCCCTCGCCTTCGCCGTGCTCGTTAATCAAGCCCTGATCCCAGCAATACTGATAGAAGGCAACAGCCCTACGGGCTGACCGCTCAAGGGATTCGCCCGGTTTGGCGGTGTTGAATGTTACGCAAATGGCTTGCACCAGCGCATCGACGTTTATGTTAGAAGGCGGGTTAGGAATCTTCGCCGGCGTCGGGGTCGCGTAGGGATCTTTAATCGGCTCAGAAATGAGCCGATTCGCCTCAACCGCTGGCGGCGTTTCTTCGCCGCTCAACCACCATTCCTTAGAGTAACCGGTCGCGGCAACCAGAGCTTTCATGCTGGAAAATCCTGGCCGACGGTCGTGTTTTATCCACTCATGCACCGTTTGCCCGGAAAGATCATGCTCTTCTGCCCATGATTTGACGGACTGTTCCCCGATCAAATCGCGCAATTTTTTAGCTATCCCAGCCATCGGTACTTTCCCCCTGAGTTCGGATGATTGATCACACCGAGTTCGGACGCATCCGAACTAAGAAGAAACTCAATAGAATCAAAGTTGTAAAAACAAAATAGAAAAATAATCAAAATTCTTAGTTCGGATGCGTTGACATCCTAAATCGGAAGGTTTCTAATGTGTTCATGAACACGTTAAACCCCTCAAAAAAACCAGTCTCCCAGGACTGGCACAAAGCCGACATCAAGGCGGCGGTCGAAAAGGCCGGAACGACCTTACGCGGCCTGGCGCGGCAGCACGGCGTAAGCGCGGTTTATTTCGCCGAAGCCCTGCACCGCCCCCTCCCCAGAGCGCAAGCCATCCTGGCCGACCTGATCGGCGTGGCCCCGCAAACCCTGTGGCCGTCGCGCTACGAAACCGACGGCACGCCGAAGCGCGGCCTCTACCACCAAAGCCCGGTGAATGGCCGCGACTACCCGACGCGCGCCGGGCGGATGGTACGGAAAAGCGCGGCGGCTGGCAAAGCAAACGCAGGGCGGATCGCATGATGTTCTCTCTCGTGGGTAGACATCCCCAGTCTGGTGCAAGCGAAAGCGAATTTCCAGATCCCTGTTTAGAAGCGCGATTTAAGCGAGGTTCCAAATGAGCACTCCCCGTCGTAAGCGCGTGGCGCGCGTGCATAGCAGCCTGTTCGAAGCGGTGCAGGCGTGCCTGGATTTTGCCCTGAAGACCCACCACCGGGGCGTGCAGCGCGTCGCCGACCTGATGGGGCTGAAGCCGGACACCCTCTATAAAAAGATCGCCGAAGACCGGATCACCCTCGGCGAACTGGCGTCGTTTGAGCACGCCTGCGGCGCGACGACTGTCACGCACTACCTCTGTGCGCAAGCGCATTTGCTGGCGGTAGAAATGCCCAGCGGCCGGCGGTTGCAGGTGACCGACGCGATGGAGTTGCAGCAGCACATGGCCGAAGCGATGGCCCTGTTGATCGGCTTTTACAAGGGCGACGCCGATCAAGACGAAACGCTGGCCGCTCTGACCGCGTTGATGGCCGATGTCGGCTGGCACCGGGGCAATGTCGAGCGGGCGAATAGCCCGGAACTTGAACTTTTTGGGAGTGTGAAATGAACAAGCCTCTTTATACGTGCCACGAGCGCGCGTTCAGTGTCGCGTCAGCGATGCCGGCGCACTTCCACCAGGAAGTGTCATCCCTGATCGGTCGGCTACTGGATACGGGCGCTTCATTCCATGAAGCAAAAACAGCATTGCAGCCCCTGTTCTCGCGCTTTCAGGAAGGTCTGAAGGAGCGGGCATGAGGGATTTCCTTTGGCAGCTTGCCGACTTCATTTGTTATTTGTGGTGGTACGTCCTGTTTTGGTTTTTGTTCGGAGCAGTCCTTGGCTACACCCTCTAAACCTCGCAATAAATATCCGGCAACAGCGCCGGTAAGGGTAGAAATTATGGCTATGACAGCAGTAAACCCCGCCGCCCTTCGGGCCAGCCGATATTTCCAGAACTGCTCGGCGAAGATGGATTGCGGGGATTCTTTCGGGTATTGGGATTGCCAGCAGGCCAGATCAATGTCAGACATTTTTGAAATTGACGCCTTGGTCGTTTCCTTGAATTCCGACAAAAGCCGCTTCTTTTCCTCGGCGCGCTGTTGTTTTTCAGACACCTGTTCGATCATTTTTCGGAGCATTTCAGTCGTCACAGGATGTCCTGACGCAATTTGTGCTGCATTGAATATCGATCATGGGAAGCCTCCGGGTGATGATGATTTGATGGGCGTCGATCATTTTGCCACCGCGAGTGCTTCCCCCCCAAACGCCGGTGGTTCCGTATGAAAACCCATTACTCCGCCGCCGAGCTGGCGGCACAGCCGCTGCTGGGCTTGCCGGGAACCGAGCGCAATATCCGCGCCAAAGCCGACCGCGAAGGCTGGAGTTATAACGAAGTGCCGAGCAAAGGCGGCAAGAACGGCACGCGCCGCGAATACGCCTTAACGTCCTTCCCCGAAAGCACCCGCCGGCAACTGGCGGCCTGCGCCGGCGGCGATCTGGTGACGGCGGCGGGAGCGGTGATTCCCCTCTTTCCGGCGACGAGCACGGCGCTCATCCCGACCGCGACGACGCTGCCGACGCTCAAGCCCGAAGCGCGCAAGCCGGCCAACGCGGCCAATAGTTCTCAGCCCCTAAAAACCGCCCAGCTCGACGCCGAAATGGCGCGCGAGCGGCTGCTGACCTACATCGACACCTTTGACGCCGGCACCCCCGGCTCCGCCCTGCGCGCCATCGACGCGCTCAACGTCGGCTACCGCAACAAAACCCTGCCCGGCCCGCTGACCTGGGCGCTGGATAACGCCTGGAACAAGCGGCGGAGCAACGCGCGGCTAACGGCGAGCACCGTCGCCAACTGGCGGCGCGACAAGGAAACGCGCGGCCGCTGCGCGCCGCTGGTGCGGCAAAAAGACCTGGAGGCCAAGCCGTGGCACGCCCTGGCCGTCGCGCTCAAGCAACGGCCGCAAGGCACCTGCCTGACCTATATCGCCGAACAAGTGGCGCACAACTGGAACCCGGAATGGGGCGGCCAGGCGCCGAGCTACCACACCATTCGCCGCTTCTTTCACGACAAATTCAGCCAGATCGACGCGCTCAAAGGGCGGCACACCGGCTCGGCGCTGTCGCCGCACAAACACTACACCCAGCGCACCAGCGTCGGCATGCTGCCGTGGGACGAGCTGCACGCCGACGGCTGGAACACCCACTTCACCGCGCCGCACCCGATTAGCGGCGAGTACGTCACTTACGAAATCTGGCATGCGCACGACGTGGCCACCCGCTACGTGCCGCCGTTCGGCATTGGCCTGACCGAGAACTTTGAAGTGATTGCCAAATGCGTCGAAAACGCCGCGCGCTTTGGCGGCTGCATGGCGATCTTGCAGACCGACTCGACGCGGATCGTCAAGAACAGCGAACGCTTCAAGACTAACCCGGCCACCTCGTTGGCCGACCGCGTCGGCTTCACCATCGTGCACCCGCAGACGGTCGGCAACAGCCAGGCGAACGGTATCGCCGAAAACTTTAACGCCTGGCTGGACAAAGAAAGCCGCGAGCTGGCGACCTACCAGGGCAAGGGGATGGACAGCCTGGTGCTCAAGCGGGTTAAAAAGGTCACGGCGAAAGCGGCCAAGGCGCTGCATAACGGCGACCGCGACGGCCACGCGCGCGCCGTGCAAGAAGCCGAGCGCATGGGCAAAGGGCGGGTGTTTCGCCGCCACGAAGAAGCGTTGGCCTGGCTGGAAGAAAAGCGCGCCAAGTGGAACGCCAAGCCGCACCGCGCGCTGCCCAAAATTCGCGACGCGCAGAGCGGCGCACTGCGCCACTCAAGCCCGGACGAAGCCTTAGCCCTGGCGCGCGCCAACGGCTGGCAGCCGAAATTATTCACCGAGGAATACCTCGTTGAGCTTTTTCGGACGCACATGCAAACCAAAGTGCGGCGCGAAGCCGTCTCGCCCTACGGCGGCATGCGCTACCACGACGCCTGCCTGGGCGACTGGAACGGCCAGGACGTGGTGGTGGCCTACGACATCATGGATTGGCGGCAGGTGTGGGTCAAAACGCTGAAAGGCGCGCCGATCTGTATCGCCCAATTCTCCGAAGCCACCGGCTACCGCGCCGTCACCGCGCAGCAGGACGCCGAAGAAAAACGCGCACTGGCCCAGATCAAGCACCGCGAGCGGCAGATTGCCGCGATCGGCGAACGGGTAGGAAGGGAGGCGCTGGAAGGCGAGTTTAGCCCGGTCGGGAAGGCGGCCGAAATCATCGACCTGGTACCGCGCCTCTCCGACGCCGAAGTCGTGGAACTGGAGCAAAAACCGGCCAAAACCATGAGCCGCATGGAGTTGGAGCTATGGCTACTGGGGGAGAGTTTAGAAGCGGGCGAGCAGAAAGACGCGCCGCTTAATGAAGCGGTCGCCGGCTAGATCGAGCTAACCGACGACCTTTTTTGCAGTACTTTGTCGGGTTAAACCCCGGCCTACAACAGGAAAGACAGAGCTTACATGAAACACAACTTTGTTAAAAACGAGAACTTCCGGCGCTACCTGGCGGCGGTCTCCATGCTGGAAAACCGGGGGGCGCCCGAGCGCTGCATTCTCGGCGTTACCGGCAAGCCCGGCGTCGGCAAAACGCGCGTCGTCGACAACGTCGGCAGCGAGCACGACGCCGTGTTTCTCGAAGGCATCCCCGGCATGAGTCTGCGCTACGTCCGCGACGCTTTAAAGGCCGAAACCGGCGTCGCCGAAAAGGGCAGCTTCGCCGAATTTACCGCCCTGGTCGAGTTCTTCCGCAACGACGGCGCGCCGAAAATGATCATCCTCGACGAATGCCAGCACGGCTTCCACGACAAAGCCGCGTGCATCGAATACCTGCGCCGGCTGGCCGAAAAAGCCGGCTCGGTGCTGGTGCTCGTTTGCCACAGCAGCGAAGCGCACCTGCTCGACAAATACGACCACATCAAAACCCGCGTCGGCTGCGTCTGCGAACTCAAACCACCGAGCGCCGCCGACACCGCCCAGCACGCCGCCGAACTGTGCGAAGTCGGCCTCGACGCCGCGCTGATCGCCGAAGTGCAGCGGCAAAGCGGCGCGCGCTACCGGCTAATCGCCGACGCCTTTGCCAACCTGGAGCGCATCGGCAAAAAGATGGGCAAAACGCAACTGGCGCTGGCCGACGTGGCCGGCATGCCCCTCTGTCAGGATTGGGAAAAAGCCCTCAAGCGCCAAGGCGTTACCCCCCTGACGCGCAGTGGAGCCTGAGCCATGGAGATCGCACAACTGGCGCAAAAAGTACTCGCCGAAGTCGGCGACGGCCACGGCGCGCTCGGCGACATCGCCGCTCGCGTCGGAGCCGGCCACCGCGCCGTATCGACGGCGGCGCAAACGCTCAAGCGGCGCGGCCTGCTCGAATCCGCGGGGCGCGGACAGTTCCGCCTGACCGACGCCGGCGCGGCCTGGCGGCAAAGCGGCGCCCCCCTGCCTGCCGGGCACGGCGGCCCGCGCCTGCGCCAAAAGACAAGCGGACTGCGGCAGCGCGCCTGGTGGCTGATGCGCAAGAGCAACCCGCCGATCACCTTGCCCGTCCTGCTCGGCACGCTGGCCGACGCCCGCGAAACCGGCGCCAAAGCCAATCTCGGCCAATACCTGCGCGCCCTGGTGCAGGCCGGATTTTTGCGCGTCCTGCCGAACGCGCCCGGCAACGGCGTTAAGCGTTATCGCCTGGAGCGGAATAACGGCCGAAAAGCGCCGGTAGTGCGGCCGGCGACCGGCGCGGTTTATGACCCGAACACCGGCGAAACCTTTGCCCTCTTGGCCCTGCCAGGCGGTGCGTTATGAACCGCCTGGCCGACGCCCTACGCCTGGCCCAGGCCCAGCTCGCCGCCGGCAAGAGCAAGCAGCAGATCGCCCTAGAGATCGGCTACAACCGCTCGACCGTCTCGGTGTGGATGCGCGGCGTCTATATCGTCGACGGCCGCAACGTCGCCGACGCCGTGCTCAAGACCTACGACCGGCGCGACTGCCCGCACAGCGGAGAACCCGTAACGCCCGACGTTTGCCGAAAAAAAGCGCTCAGCCCGAAGCCGTTTGGCGGCGCCGAACGGCGCGCCTGGTGGCAGTGCTGCCAAACCTGCGCGCACCAGCCCCTCCCGGAGGGCAAAGCATGAGCCGCCTGCTCGAGCGCCTGCGCTACTGCCTGCGCGGGCACCGCCGGGGCTGGCCGTGGCGCCTGTGCTGGAAAAAATCGCGGGACGTGCCGCTCTAAGCCGCCCCCGCTCGGCCCCTTAACTCAACCGCAACCCCCTGAACCCACCTGGAGAACGACATGGCATCCCCTAGCAAAACCCGCCTCAAAAAAACCGCATCGGCGGTATCCGTCCCGCAGAACCGCGAGCAAGCCGCCGCCGCCATCCGCGAGCTGGGCGTCCGCCAGCGCGAGCTGGCGCGCATCGCCGCCGACATGAACGACGCGCTGGCCCTGGTCAAAGAAGGCCACGAAGCCGACGCCGAGCCGCTCCGCCAGCGCATCGAAGCGCTGGCGGCCGGCGTGCAGGCCTGGAGCGAAGCCAACCGCGAACTGCTCACGCAAAACGGCAGGGTCAAAACGGTGCTGTTCACCACCGGCGAAATCGCCTGGCGGCTGCGCCCGCCGTCGGTGCGCGTCACCGGCCAGGAGGCCGTGCTCGACCTGCTGCGCCGCATGGGCCTGACGCGCTTCATCCGCGAAAAGCAAGAAATCAACAAAGAAGCCGTCCTCAACGATCCGGAAGCCGTCAGCGGCGTGGCCGGCCTCGCCCTCCTGCAAGGCGAAGACTTTATCGTCACGCCGTTCGAAGCCGAGCTGTCCGGCGGCTTAACCGCCTAACCCACTAACCCCTCGTCTCATGTTCCCGAACGTGCGTTCGGGAACATCGGGATAAAATTTAACCCCCCGGGAGAAGATCATGGCAAAAACCCCCGTCTGCGCCACCCTGCGCCGCTACGACGCCCTGAAAAAAAAGTGCATCGCCGTCCACGCCGCCTGCGGCCCGAAAGACCTCAACCTGCCCGAAGACACCCGGCGCGACCTGATCGAACGCTTTGCCGGCCCCGGCAAACGCTCGACCAAAGACCTGGACACGAAAAGCGCCGACGCCCTGCTCAACCACCTGCGGCAACTGGGCGCGAAATGCCGCAGCCACGCCGACGGCCCGATTCGCGTCTCGCCGGAAAAAGCCGGCCTGCTCGCCAAAATCGGCGCGCTGCTCGCCGAGCAAAAAAAGCCGTGGCAATACGCGCACGCCGTCGCCCAAAACAACTTCGGCAAAGACCGCGTCGAATGGCTGCCGGTCGTCCAGCTGCGCGGCCTGATCGCCCAGCTCGCCAAGACCGGCGCGGCGAGGGCCGCGCAAAAAGCCAAGGCGAGCTAAACCATGACCCCGGAAACCCTGCTCGACCTCTCGGCGCTGCCGCAGTTCCCGCGCACGGCGGCCGAGCTGGTGCGCGTCGCCGGGCGCGAAGCGGCGGCGCGCCTGATCGGCGCCTGGGGCGGGCGGGGCTTCCCGGTGCCGCGGTACACCCGGCGGCAGCCGCAGGCCGAGCGGCGCTTCGCGCAGCTCGCCGCCGTCGTCGGCGAAGCCGCTGCCTTGCGCATCGTCGCCCACTGGGGCGGCCTCCGGCTCGACATCCCCAACTGCCAGGAAGCCCTCAACGCCCGCCGGCACGACGCCCTGCGCGCCCAGTACGACCACCTCACGCGCGTCAAAGGCTACAGCCACCCCGAAGCCGTCTGGGAAATCGGCCTAACGCACGCCCCGATCACCGACCGCACCATCGAAAAAGCCCTAGTCCAGCCGAATTCCCCGAGCGCGCCGCCGGCCGCGCAAGGGGACTTGTTTTGAGGCGCGCCCCAAACGCAGGCCGGGCTTCAGCCCGACAAGACCGGCTAAAAACCCGGCCCACCCCCCGGAGACCCTCATGAAAACCCTCGCCCTCCGCCCCCTCGCCACCGGCCTGCTGCTCGCCGGTTGCATCGGCCTCCTGCAATACCACTCGATACAATTCTGGGTCGAGCGCACCGGCTCGCCGGTCGGCCTCGCCTGGTCGCTGCTGCTCGAAGGGGCCGCGCTCTGGCTCTGGTCAGACCGCCGCCCGCTGCGCCACGGGCTCGGCGCGCTCGCCACCCTGCTCCTGCTGGCCGGCCCGCTCTACCAAGTCTCCGCCCCGCTGCTCGACGACAGCGGGCGCGCCGACCGCCAAGCGGCAGCGGCCGCCGAGCGCCAGCGCGACCTGGCCGGCGAGCTCAAAACCCTCGACGCCGCGCTCGCCGCCTACCTCGCCAACAGCGCCAGCCGCCAAGGCTGGGTCGCGCGCATCGACCACACCCAGGCGCGACTCGAACAGCTGCGCGCCGAGCAAGCGCAGATCACCGCCGAGCGCGCCGGCGCCCCGGCACCGCGCCCCTGGCAACAAGTCGCCGTGATCGGCATGGAAGCGCTGGCGATTGCCCTCTTCCAGCTCGTCGCCGTCCTCGCCATCGGCGACCTGCGCGAAGGGCGCAGCAGGTCGGGCTTTAACCCGGCCCGGCTTCCGTCTGACCCCGCCGGGTTAAAGCCCGGCCTACGGGAACGCGAAGACGACCGCAGCGCGCCGCGCGCGCCTGGGTCACCGCCAAATTTTTCCCACGCCCCCCGCAAACCGCTGCGCGCGGTGGGGGCGTAGTCCTTGCATTCGGGCACCCGCGCAGCACCGGCCCGCCAAGAGGCGGTTTTGATGAGCGTTGAACAGGAGGGTTAACGCCGCCTTAACAGGCGCGGCGAAGGTGTATTAAAAGATCGGGCGCATATTCCGCGTCCGGTTGAATGACGGTTTAGGCAGGATCGGAGAAAGGTAACCGCAATGGAATTTGATCAATGGATTAGTAAGCGCATGCCGAGACGCAGAGAGGGCCGCGTAATTGACGCTGCGCTACGAAAGGCGTGGGAAGCGGGCGTAAAAAATGAGCGCGATCCAATGAACGAACGGGCTGCCGGCGATGCCTTCACCCGGGCGCAACAGGCCGAACTGGATCGTCTGCGGGCCGAGAATGCCGCGTTAAAAGCGGAGAACGCTCGCCTGCACGAGCTCCTCGACAAAACATATCCCCCGGTATTTCAGCCAGAAGATTTGTGGGCTGGGGCGTTTGACCGGGAAGTTTCGTTTGACCGGGAAGTTTCAATAGAGGAGGTAGATTTTTCCAAGCCGCTCCTCACCCTCTTTGAACGATAGACAGCCCGCGTAACCCGGCCTTCGGCAGCGCTCAGGAACCGCTGGCGGAGCGCTGCCGAAGCCGCTCGCGGGCTTCTGAACGCCCTCCTGAAGCCCTTTCCCCTGCGCCGCCGCCCGCGCGGGCGCGACACTGGCGGCTCACCTTGGGAGCGAACAATGAACCGATGGAGCAAAATACGCTTGGCCGGCTGGGGGGGGCTGACGCTGGCCCTCACGCTGCTGATGACCGCGCTGGCCCCGCAGCAAATCCCCGTCTCGCTGTACAAAATCAACCTGGTGATGATCGCCGGCCTGCTCGGCTACTGGCTGGACCGCGCCCTGTTCCCCTACGCCCGTCCCGACGCCTGGGCGCAGAGCGCGCGGACGGACGTGTTCGCCGCCTGCCTGCTGCGCCGCGCCCTCGTGGTCGCCGCCGCGATGATCGCCGTCGGCCTGGGCGCATGAG